ATGTCAGTTGACGACTGTAAAGAGCAAATTGATGAATTAATAAACGAAAATTAAGATGACAAAAATTAAACATTACCCTGAGGTTTATTTCATTCGTAAAGGAAACGAAGATTTAACATTTAAGCATTTTAAAACTCCTGATTTAGCCAATAAACACGCAAAAAAAATGGGATTTATAGATTATCACATAAAGATGATGTATTTAATGACGAGATAAAGCTATGCACCCTAACTATTGCATACAATCAACTTTAATAATAGTCAAATGCTAACAATTGAAAAACCGGAGTGTCCGTTTTAAAAAACAAATAATATATGAAAAAAGAAGATAAAAACGTACTTATAGCTTTTATAGTACTAATCGTAATGCTAATTGTATGGATGTAAAAGATATAGCATACTGGAAAGCAGTATCAAAGATAGAATCATTACAAAGAGAATCAAATAACTACGCTACTTTAATTGTAAATAGTAAAACAGAATTAAACGAAGAGCAATTAGTAAGCTGTTTGAAATCTACAGATAGAGAGTTAGAAACCTGGAAATACATTTTAAAACTAATAAAAAATGATAGTACTATTTGATGCAGATAGTTTGATATTTTCAAGCTGTTACAAGAAAAGAGAAACAATAGAAGATGATGGATTTTATCACAACATAGAAGATGCAATAGCTAAATTTGACGAAGTGTTTATGTCTATCATAAATTATTTAGAAGATGTTTACGAAATAAATGAAGTGAAAACATTTTCAGGTTCAAAAGGAAACTTTAGAAAATACATTACACCAAAGTATAAAGCTAATAGAGATTACAACAATTTACCACCTTTGTTAAATGAAATGCACGAATATGTGAAAGAACAATATGATTCTATTTGGGGTTACGGATGTGAAACAGATGATATGGTAGCAAGATACTGGTTTGAATTATCAAAAGAAATAGGTAGAAATAATGTGATAATAGTTTCAATAGATAAAGACTATAAGCAGTTCCCTTGTTTGATGTATAATTATCATATAAAGCATAAAGTAATTTATGATATATCTGAAGAAGAAGCAATGTATAACTTTTACGAGCAAATGATAATAGGAGATACCGCTGATAATGTGAACTATTGTAAAGGATATGGTAAGAAATATGCAGAAAAGTATTTAGCTGAATGTAAAACTAAATATCAATATACAAAAAAAATATATCAATTGTTTAAAGAAATACACAAAGGAAAAGCAAAGCAAAGATATGTAGAATGTTGGAACTTACTTAAACTAAAAACAGAATAGTTAAATAAATGTTAATAAGCAATATAATTAAAAATAAATGTTATTTTTACAAAATATTAATTAAAAATAAATAAACAATGAATATTTTAGAAGAAGCGAACAAAATTATTAATTTACGTTCAGAGGAAAAAGAAAGAATGTATGGGCCATTTGATGAATCTATGAAAAAAGCCGCTGATGTAGCATCGATATTATGCAATAAAGAAATAAGCAAAGAAGATTTTTATAAATGTATGATAGCTTTAAAAATAAGTAGAATGGCATATAATATAAAAGAAGATACAATGCTTGATTGCGTTGGGTATATAGCCGCATTAAATAATTCAAATAATAAAACAAATGAGTAAATTTGAAAATAATTATAAAAAAATACTAAATAATTGTTTAATTAATGGAATTGAAAGGGATGACAGGACAGGAGTTGGTAGTTATTCTTTATTTAATCAAAGCATTAAAATTAATATATCAAAACAATTTCCAATAATAACTGGAAGAAAAATATATAAAAAAATATTTGATACAGAATTTGATTGGTTTATTAACGGGGAAACTAATATACAAAGATTTAAAAACGCTGGTGTAACTATTTGGGATGAGTGGGCAAATAAATTTGGTGATTTGGGGCCTGTTTACGGGTATCAAATGATTAATTACAATGGTAATAATATAAATCAATTAGAAGCTTTGATAACGTCTTTAAAACATAATAAAGATAGTAGAAGACATATTATTTCTTTATGGAATCCAATACAATTAAATGCAATGGCTTTGCCTCCTTGTTATTTATATTTTCAATTTTATATTGATAAAAATAATAAATTAAATATGTTTATTGTTCAACGTTCTGGTGATTTATTTTTAGGCATACCTTATGATGTTGCATTGTTTTCAAAAATATTATTATATATTTCTTTAAAAACTAATTTAAAACCAAATAAAATAGAAATACAAATAATAGATGCTCATATATATAAAAATCAAATAGAATCAATTTATGAATATTTAAAGCAACCAATATTTGATTTGCCAAAATATAAATATAATAATGAAATTTTAGAATTAATAAATTATAAATGTGGGCCAAAAATAACAGCTAAAGTAGCAGTATAATATGTTTTATATATATCATATTAAAGATGTTAAAGTAGGTTGTACTAATAATTTAAAAAAAAGAGTAGAACAAACACAAGGTTATAATAACTACGAAATATTAGCGTCAACAAATAATATTAAACACGCTTCAAAATTAGAAATACATTTTCAAAAATTATTTAATTACAAACAAGATAAAAATTCATATTTACAATTAATAATTAATAAAAATAAAAAGATTATGACAAAAATAATTCACGTTACGGAAAGAACATTAACATTTAAAGGCACGGAAGATAAAGAATTAACAGGATATAAATTTCCTATGTTAGTCGAGTTATTAAATGGTAACCATATAGAGTTTGATAATAAAACTATAAATTGGATATTAGAAAATAATGCTAGCTTACAACATAATAAAGAAAGATTCATATATATAGAAGCATTATTAAATTTCTTAAATGTAGGTAAATATAATGAAATAGAAATATTTAGTAATATAAGAACCTGGGCAGAACAAAAAGGAATATTTGACAAAGGAGATGTAAAGACACAATATATAAAACTACAAGAAGAAGCAGGTGAATTAGCTAAAGCTTTATTAAATAATGATAAAGAAGAAATAATTGATGCTATTGGTGATTGTGTTGTAGTATTAACTAACCTATCTAAGTTAGCTGGATATAATATAGAAGACTGTATTAATAGCGCTTATAATGTTATATCTAAAAGAACAGGTAAAATGGAAAATGGTACATTTATTAAAGACAAATAATGAACGATAAAGCAATAGACCACTATAACCTTACACTATATGAAATAGAAAAAGGTATGACTTTATCAGAAGCAAGAGGTATATTAAAGCACTATGAAGAATTAGAAGAATACGAAGAATGTCAAGGTATACATTTAGCAATAGAAGTAGTATCGTTTAATGTACTAACAGAATTAGTAAGAAACAATAAAAATAAAATAAAAGTAAAATGGAAGAAACAATAATCAAACTAATTTTAGAAGAAACAAAAACAGATATAACACTTCTAAATAGAAAGAAACAAACAATAGAGTTAAGAAGCTTATACTTTACTGTAATGAAAAAATTGAAACCACACATTACATTACAACAATTAGGAGAGTCTGTTAATTTAGACCACGCTACAGTAATACACTCTTTAAAAATGTTTAAGATATATTCTAAATACAATAAAGAATTGAAGTATTTAAAGCTTAAACTAATTTGTAACTTTACAGAAGAAGAAGTAGAAGACGATAACGAAATAAAACAATTACAAAAAGAAATATATAAACTAAAATTTGAAAACATAGCTTTACAAAATAGATTAGAAGAAAGAAAACAAACGTATAACATAATAGATAAGCTAACAGATTTATTAGAAGAAACAAAAGGAACAGAACAACATATAATGCTAATAGAAAGACTTGAAGCATATTATAAGATGAATAATAAAATAAGACTATGACACCAAAAGAAAAAGCAAAAGAGTTAGTAGATAAAATGTATGCTTTAAATAAGGATGATTTTGTTAGTGAATACATATCAAAAGCTACTGCATTAATTGCGGTTGATGAAATATTAAATATTGAATCGTTTCATTTATTAAATAGTACTTTAAAAAATGATATAGACTATTGGAGAGAAGTAAAACAAGAAATAGAAAAGTTATGACAGCAAAAGAAAGAGCAGAAAACTATATGAAACTAAAACAAAGTTACATATCAGCAAAAGAAAGAGCACAAATACTATTCGACAAATATTCAATAGAATACAATAGAACTTTAGTATTAGGTAAAGAACAACAATCAGAACACTGGAAAGAAGTCTCAAAAGAATTAAGTAAACTTTATAAAAATAAATAAGATGCCAGATATAACAATGTGTAGTGGTAACAATTGCGAACTAAGTTCAACTTGTTACAGATATAAAGCAGAACCAAGTGAATATAGACAATCATACTTTGTAAAACCACCTAATATAAATAATCAATGTGATTACTATTGGGAAGTATGCGAATATTGTAACCAAGAAAATGGTAAACATAAAATAAGCTGCCCAACAATTAAAATACAAATAAACTTATAAAAAGAAATAAGATGAATGTAATACAATATGAAGATTCAGGATATAGAAAAAAACAAGAACAAATAGAAAAAGACAAGTTTGCTATTGCATTTGCAGAATGGGCTATTGATTATTCATTTAATCAAATGTATAGTGTTGATTTAAAAGAACTATTAGAAGAATTTAAAAAACAATAAACAAAAACTATTATTTTTAATTTGATAATAAATTTTTTCAATTATGGATAAAAGAAAGTTTAATGGTGGACACTCAAATAGCGGTCGTAAATCAAAAGCAGAAGAAATACAATTAATAGAAAAGTTAGGTGTGTTAGAACCTTTAGCTTTTATGGCATTAGAAAAAGGTTTAGAGAAAGGAGATTTTAAATTCACTCAATTGTTCTATAACTACTATGCAGGTAAACCGAGAGAAACAAAAGATATTACAGTAACGAATGAACAACCTATATTTAATATAGACACATTAGACGATATTTAAGACACTATTATATGGAGTTTGTATTAACTACTGCAATTAGAAAGTTATTACGTTTAAAGCAACGTATTAAAGTTATTAGAGGTGGAACATCAGCTGGAAAAACATTTGGAATACTTCCTTTGTTAATTGATAAGGCAATAAAAGAACCTATGCTTGAAATAAGTGTAGTTTCAGAATCAATACCACATTTACGTAGAGGTGCATTAAAAGACTTCTTGAAAATTATAATGGCACTTGGTAGATATACAGATGCTAACTTTAACAAAAGTACTTTAAAATATACATTTGCAAATGGAAGCTATATTGAATTCTTTTCTGTTGACCAACCTGACAAATTAAGAGGTGCAAGAAGAAATATATTATATGTTAATGAGTGTAATAATATAGATTTTGATTCTTATTATCAAATGGCTATTAGAACATCAGGGGATATATGGTTAGATTATAATCCAGCTTCTACATTTTGGGTAGATAAAGAAATACTAACTCAAGATAATGTAGACTTTATAACATTAACATATTTAGATAACGAAGCATTAAGTGAAACTATTATAAAAGAAATAGAATCAGCAAAAGAAAAAGCAAAGACTTCTACATATTGGGCAAATTGGTGGCAAGTATATGGACTTGGACAGACTGGAAGTTTAGAAGGAGTATGTATAACTGACTGGCAGGAAATAGATTTACCACAAGAAGCGAGAATATTGTGTTACGGAATGGACTTTGGATATACTAATGACCCTACATCTTTAGTTGCAATGTACAAATACAATGATGCTTATATATTTGATGAAATAATATATAAGAAAGGCTTATTAAATAGCGAAATATCTAATCTATTAAAAGCAAATGAAGTTGAGGATATAATACACGCAGATAGTGCCGAACCAAAATCAATTGCTGAATTGAATACATACGGACATAATGTATTACCTGTTAGTAAGGGTAGAGATAGTATCGTATATGGTATTAATTTACTTAATCAAAATAAGATATATGTAACTTCAAGAAGTAAGAATTTAATAAATGAGTTAAGAAACTATATATGGACAGTAGATAAAACAGGAGTAAAATTAAATAAACCAATAGATGCATATAATCACGCAATAGATGCAATGAGATACGCTATTACAAGTCAATTAGAAAACCCAAATAAAGGTACTTATTTTATTTACTAATTTGTAACGCAAATAAAATATGACATACGGACAAATAATATCAAAAATACAATGTTACATACATCACGTTAAGAATGTAGAAGTACAGATTAATTTACCAAGAAACATAGGCGAAATTAAAAAGATGCAACAAATGTATTTAATAGCAGAAGCTTATTTTAAATGTTAAAGTTTTATTAAAACGTATTTAATTAAAATAAGAGTATTATATTTGTATCAAACAAAATAACAAATGGAATATTACGACTATCAAAATGAACACCCTGAAAACGAATGTAAATTCTGTGGTGAAGAATGTGAAGAAAAATATTGTAATTCGGAATGTAAAAAAGCATACGAATTGGAAAATTAAATTTTAATATGGTTAGTTAATAATTGGAAATTAGACTTGTAGAAATACAGGTCTTTTTTTTGTTTAATACAAATAGACTTTTATTTTATTATTAAATAAAAAGTTTATGAAGTTAGAGTTAAATATCCCTACGGAATTAAAAGAAATAAAATTACTTCAATATCAAAAGTTTTTAGAAATAGCTAAAAACAATCCTGAATCTGAATTTCTTCAGCAAAAAATGGTACAGTTATTTTGTGGCATAGATTTAAAGGATGTTGCTACAATTAGATACAACACAGTTAAAGACATTTCAGAATCTTTAAGTGCATTATTTTCAAAAGAACATAAGTTTATACCACATTTCAAAATGGGTGGCGTAGAGTTTGGATTTATACCTAACCTTGAAGAAATAACATTTGGTGAATATACAGATTTAGATACTTATATAATTGACTGGAATAGTATGCACAAAGCGATGGCTGTATTATATAGACCGATAACAAAGAAAGGTGTAAGCAACACATACGAAATAGAAAAGTACAATGGCTCAATAACATATAGTGATGTAATGAAACACGCACCGTTAGATGTAGTTCTTGGTGCTGTGGTTTTTTTTTACAATTTAGGCAACGAATTATTGAACGCTACACTGAACTATTTGGAGAACAACAAGGAGATAGCGAGTATTCTAAACAAGCACAATTTGGAAAACGTTGGGGATGGTATTCAAGTATCTATGCTATCAGTCAAGGAAAGCTTGGAGAATTTGATGCCACAACAAAACTTTCGCTTCATCAATGTTTAACTTATTTAACATTTGAAAAGCAAAAAAATGATATAGAAATGGAATTAATAAAAAGAAAATAATGCAAGGATATTACAACGTTACAACAGCTATTAAGAATCAATTAGAGTTAGATGCTTTTGTTAACACAGTTACATTAGGAGATATATTTAAGGTTGATTTAAACAAACAGACTATATTTCCATTAAGTCATATAATGGTAAATAATGCAACGTATTTGAACAACGTATGGCAGTTTAGTTTATCTGTAATTTGTATGGATATTGTAGATGTATCTAAAGAAGAAACAACTGATTTATTTTTAGGTAACGATAATGAACAGGATGTTTTAAATACACAATTAGCAGTAGTGAATAGACTGTTAGAAGTATTAAGGCGAGGTAGTTTATATAATGATTATTTTGAATTGTCAGGTTCTCCTACTTGTGAACCATTTGTAGATAGATTTGAAAATAAAGTAGCAGGATGGACAGTTACATTTGATGTTCAAGTAGCAAACACAATGACTATTTGTTAATGGATAAAAACAATACATATAATACTTTGAAAGCTTTTCGAGATTATGTAGTCTTAAAAGCTAAATACAATTTAAAGTCTAAAGATTCTTCAGGTAATTTATCAAAATCATTAGACAACTCTAAAGTAACAGTTGGTAAGAATAGTTTTGAGTTATCATTTACTATGGAAGAATACGGACTGTACCAAGACAAAGGAGTATCAGGAACTAAAACAGTTTATGCTACGCCATACTCTTATAAGTCTAAAATGCCACCAACAAAATCATTAGATAAATGGATAGTAAGAAAAGGAATAGCACCAAGAAACAAACAAGGAAAATTTACAAGTAGAGAGGGATTGAAGTTTGCTATTGCAAAAAAGATATTTCTATATGGTATTAAACCAAGTTTGTTTTTTACCAAACCATTTAACGAGGGTTACAATAAATACATAACAAAAGAATTAGAAAAATCATTTGGATTGGATGTAGAAGAATTAATAAAATATAGTTTAAAAGATATAAAATGAATACAATATTTGTAAGAAGTCCTTTTTTTATTACGATAGATGAAGCAAGTCAAATAGGAAGTAAAGTAGAATTGTTTATTTGGAATAATCCAAACACTATTCCAACAGACCCGACCTATACGTTAATTAAAAGTATAGCGAGTGCAACTCAAACAGAAACCGTTTATAATATTTCAAACTACTGCAGAGAGTTTATAAAATATATTTATCCATTTAACGAAGAATATGACCCAAAGCCAGAGAAT